GGTCGCGGACGTTTTCTTGCAGATCCAGGATCGGATCCTTCGAATACATCGCCAAAGTCTGTCGATAATGCTAGAGGTGAAACTGAGACAGATAAGTTCTTCTTGAACCCGACGGAGGGTGACCCTGATTTTGTAAGGGACTCAAGCCGCGTTTATGTCTCCATGAACACTGATGGTGATGCAAAGCTTGGCCTGGAAGAAGGTGACACATTACCCACTGCATTTGAAGGTGAATATCCACAGTCTGAGAACGAACCTTTCGTTATCATGAAATCAGACAATGTGCGAATCGTTGCAAGAAAAGATGATGACAACGGAATCAACGGAAGCATCAGAATTGTGAAGGAAGGCTCTGCGAATGAAGACCTTGCGACGATCATGATCACACCTGAAGGTAACATCCAAATTAGCGGTGCAAAGATTTTCATTGGTCGTGCCGGCAATGATGGCGGTTCAGGTGCAGTCGACGGAGCAGAACCCTACATGCGCTTCAGCGATTTTGAGGCTTATATGAATGATACTCTTGATAAAATTGCTGGCGACATTGAAGACCTTGCAGGGATTGTGGAAACAGCAACCGGCGGAGTTGGCGGTGCAGCTAATGTGACGCCTGGTTATGGCGGGCCTAACCCTGCGCTGGCAACCGCAAACGGACAGATTGCCGGTTACAGCGCTTCAGGGACAAAGGGTCAGAAAGACCAGATGGATGACATCAAGTCAGAAAGAATTTTTGGAGAGTAAATGCCAGTCAACGCAGGCGATACGACAGAAGAAACAGGGACTGGAACCCTAGCATTCGAGATAGCAGAAGCTTTCCTCAGCAGCGTCCCAGAAGATCAACGGCCTGATGTGAAAGCTAACGTCGACATTTTGGCCCAATCGATTGCAGATGCCATAGCAAAAGCTGTGAATAATGCAGATGCAGACGGTGTGTTAACAGGTTGATCGGAGCACTTCACGATCTACATATTTATGGATGAGGTGAAATGTGCCTTCTGGTAATCGAAAAGTCTACAGCTTCAAGTCTGTCGGTCAGACAAGCCAAGAAGCAACAGAACAAAGAGAGATCACCGTAAGAAGACCTCCAATTGGCATCAAAACACCGGTGCAATTTTCAACTGGTGAAGGCCTTTTCGAGATGCATACTGTTGCTTTGGACAACATCAAAGACAACTTCAAGAACCTTCTACTCACAAACCATGGTGAAAGAGTCGGCCTTTACGACTTCGGCGCAAATTTAGGCCCGCTTCTTTTCAACCTTGGGTCTGAAGATTTTGATGCGGAGGCAATCAGAAGAATCTCATCAGCGGTTAGAAAGTACATGCCATTTATTGAGCCTCAAACATTCGAGCCATTTACTCTGGGTGCATCCGAACAAGACCTGTCGATGACAGGTGTGAGGATTACTTATTCCATTCCAAAGCTAAATGCGCTTGATCAGAAGATCGAAGTCATCTTACACGCGGGTGGATAGTGGCACAGAAATTTAGAAATGCAATTCAAAGAAACTACCTTGCCCGTGACTTTGACGGGTTCAGGGCGCAGCTAATTGAGTACGCAAGGATCTTCTTTCCTGACAAGATCCAAGACTTCTCTGAGGCATCATTGGGTGGACTTCTCGTTGATCTTGCGGCTTTCGTTGGTGATACCATGTCTTTTTATATGGATCATCAGTTTAATGAGCTAGACTACACAAGGGCAACAGAACTCATCAACATTGAGAACCACCTCAGAAATGCTGGTGTGAAGGTTAGAGGAAAGTCGCCTGCATCCACGAATGTAAACTTTACGATCACCGTTGACGGAACTACACAATCAACTGGCCTTGTTGTTCCTGATACTACCCAGCTTCCGAAAGTCCTGATTGGGACAGAGTTTACTGGCGGAGGCACAACATTCGTTACTCTTGAAGATGTTGACTTTGCAAAGACTGACTTCATCGGTCAACTCCTCGGAACTGTTGAGGTCGCAACAGTTAATGCAGACGGGTCACCCGCGACATTCAACATTACGAGACAAATTCCTGTTGCTGCAGGAAGCCTGATAACAGAGAACGTCTCAATCTCAAATACCTTCATCCCATTCAGAACAGTCGCCCTAGCAAATGCAGACGTTTCATCGATTATCGGGGTCTTCGATTCTGACGGAAATGACTACTACGAGGTTGATGACCTCAGTCAAGACAACGTTTTTAAGGCTGTCTCGACAGACAGACCCCTTGACGGATCATTCGCTTCCTCAAACCTAGAAATTATTGCTGCACCGTATCGGTTCACGACGACAACAAGCTTGACAACAAGGCTGACAACATTGAGGTTCGGGTCAGGAGACGGAAAAGCTGTGCAGGACGACGTCTTATCAGATCCTGCGGACCTTGCACTTCCTCTCGTTGGAACGACAACATTCAAGAAGTTCTCAATAGATCCAAAGAGCTTGCTTGAATCAAACTCTCTCGGTGTATCGCCCAGAGGAACAACACTGACGATCACATATCTTTCAGGTGGCGGACTGAATACGAACGTTGCAGCAAATACGATCACGAACGTTAGCTCACTTCAAACAATTTTTCCGTCTTCCGCAACTGCCGCTGCAGTGACAAGGATCCGCGCAAACGCAACAGTTACGAATCCCAATCCTGCAACCGGCGGTGATGATGCACTCACTGTTGAGGAGCTAAGGGCGAAAATTCCTTCTGCTGTAAACTCGCAGAACAGAATCGTGACAAGAGAGGATCTTCTAGCAAGGGTCTATACTTTACCTGCACAGTTTGGCCGTGTCTTTAGGGCTGGCGTTTCCCCGAGCGGTGACAACAACTTGTCAAGTGATCTCTACATTATCTGCAAGGATTCAGCTGGAAAGCTTGCACCGGCAAGCGATACTCTCAAGCTGAATCTCAGATCATATCTCAATGAGTTTAGACTTGTCAGCGAGTCTATCGAGATTAAAGACGCGAAAGTAATCAACTTTGGTGTTGAATTTACGATCCGCGTCCGGCCGAATGCAAATAAGATAGTGACTGTCACAAATGTCATCAACAACTTGAAAGTCTTGCTGAGAACTCAAAATTTCCAAGTTGGTGAACCCATTATTGAATCTGACATCATCTTTTCGATCCTGAATACTCCAGGTGTCCAGGCACTTCCAACCCTAAAGTTTAGGAACTTCTTTGGAACAGTCAATGACGTTTCATATTCAGGTGAGGTTTTTGACCTGAACGCAAATCTCTTGAACGGTGTGATTGTCCCTCCGAGAAATTCAATATTCGAAGTCAAGTTCCCAAATACTGACATCATCGGGAGCGTCCTGTGATACTCAACCTTACAGCATCTTCTGATACATACATCACGAACAAGATCATCAATAATCAGTTCTCTGCTTCTGATGCGAATGTTGGAAGGGCTGGAACAATTGACATGTTCAAGCTCTACAATGAGTCGACTTTGACAGGTTCTGCAAATGAGCCTTACTCAACTGACAAAGTCGAACTATCAAGAGCTCTCATCAAATTTGACTACTCGCCGCTTCATGCGCTAACGCAGTCAAAGCTTGACTTCACAAATTCAAGCTTCAAAGCAGAATTACTTCTGTTCGATGTGATGGGTGGCCAGGCTGTTCCAACGGATTTTACGCTAAGCGTTTATCCTCTTGCTCGCGCATTTGATGAAGGAAACGGAAGAGATGTTGCGGCATTCAGGGACATCGATGTTGCGAACTACTATTCTTCTAGCTTCTCTGGTGGAACAGCAACACTTTGGGTTTCTGGTGGTGCAAACGCATCAGGCTCATCTGACGGCCCAGAGTCTGTAGACTACTTTGCTAGTGGCAATATCGCGGGATTTGTATCAACAAATAACTTTGAAATGAAGCAAGCGTTTGTAGGATCAGAAGATCTCAAAATCGACGTGACGTCACTCGTTTCAGCTTCATTAGCCGGCCAGTTCACGAATCACGGATTCAGGCTTTCATTTACGGGAAGCCAGGAGAGTGATCAAAAGACTTACTTCGTCAAGCGCTTCGGTTCAAGCCAGGCAAGAAATCAGTTCTACAGGCCACTTTTAAGGGTAAGCTTCGATGACACGATCATTGATCATCATGAAAGCTTCTTCTTCGATTTGAGTGGTTCGATTTTCTTGAATTCATTTGAGCGTGGAAGACCGGCAGCAATCAAGAGTGGGTCTACGTTGACATCCATCACAGGCTCCGATAGTCTGCTTGTGAATATTGTGTCCGGATCATACTCAAAATTTCTGACTGCTAGTCAACACTCTATAGCGGGTGATCTAGGGATCTTCGTCACGGGTGTGTACTCAGCTTCATTTGCGATTACAAGCTTTGATACGTCTGTTGTCAATGGAACAACAACAATTTCAGACTATGTTAGGGATAGCGGCAGCATTACATTTGATACGTATTGGCAGTCGCTTGATACGAGTCTGGGCTATCACACTGGCTCACTTCTTGTCACTAAGCCTCAGCGCTTTAGCTTCAACCAGATCCCCAAAGACGTCAGGACAAGGATCGTAAATCTCATGCCTGAGTATGGTCGTAGCGAAGTTGTGAAGCTGAGGGTGTTTGTTCAAGACTTTGGCGCAGAGCCGAAATCTTCAAAGTTCGCATTTAGAGAGAGATCAACGGTTGTTGAAAGGGCATACTATCGCGTCAAGGATGTCTTAACGGGTAGGATCATCATCCCATTTATGGAATCAAACAACGGGACGAGGATGTCGTCAGACAGTGATGGGTTGTACTTTGAATTTGACATGTCTGCGTTGTTCCCGAATAGAGCATACACATTTGAGTTCAAGGTTATCGACTCTGGAGAAACAGAGGTCCTTGATAGCCGCTCCGTCTTCAAGGTGGTTTGATGAGCCAAAGAGACTTCAATGATCTGACTTCGCTTTTTGAGCCGGCTGTCTCTAGAGGTTCAACGACGAAGCGTGTCGAGTCAGTACAAAACGTCACTATTGATTCGATCGGAGAAGGAATATCATTCCCGACAGAGAGCTTTCGGCTGGACCCACCTGGTTCACCGCTGAAAAGCACGCAACAAATTCCCTTAGACTATTCAAGGTTTGAGAATCATACATTCTTCAACAGTGCAGAATCAAATGTTAACGTTGCCTTCTCTAGGATCATCAACAATTATCCATTTGATGGAACAGCAAATGATGTGCAGGCATTCCTGGATGGCCTGACAGGTTTCGAGAAATATGTCTTTGATCAGTTTCCAAAGTACAAGAACTTTGCAAGGTTCATAACGAGCGACTCAACTTTCATCTCTGTCGATGATTTCGCGGGAA